CATTCCAGGAATAGCTCAAGAATCCCCTGCTGTGCATACTGCATAGCAGTTGGTTCCATTGCTATTATCCTAGGCGCCTTCTGCGTCTTAGGTACAGGAGTTACCTTCACAGGAACTTCTGCACCGGGTTCGAGGTGGTCAATACCGAAATATTGGTCTATGTAAGACCAATTAGGAATGAGCATTTCCCCAGCGGGGAATACCTCTTCCAATCGGTCGGTCCAGGTAGACAGCAGATATTTTGAGTTTCCACTCAATCTATCGGCCGTTTTTCCGGGACCGTGTTTCGGGGTTATCTCACCGTTATAGAGTTTTACCTCCATATCGGAAAAGAGCCTACGAAACAATAGATCCGAAACTCGCTTAAAGTCCTCTCTATTGAGAGGACTCCTTGCGAGATCGGATACTCTGACCTCCTTCTCACACTCGACATAGTCGCGCATAGCAGCCCTCACACGTGTATCGCTACACGTGAGATGGATCTTGCTGAACATCAACGTTAGTTGACGTACAGCTCGAATTGCATCTATGCACGGCTCATCGAGCAACGTGCCACTAGCACGGTCGAACACACGATCGAGGAAACCTCCAAGAAATTGGGGGAGACCTGCTCTCCAGGTAAAACCCTGGAAGAGATCGCGATCGACCCGTCCTCGGTCTAGACCTTTTTGGAGGTCCTTTCCGAATTCGGGTAGGGTTATCGTGAGAAATGATAACCCCTCATGTTCGCACCGACGCTGGACTGTTTTACAGTCCAGGGTGGCGCTAGTGCAACAGTTACTAGCACATTCTTGTGCTAGTACTTTCCAGAGCAGCATCAGGCTTTTCAAAGCCCCTCCTTAAATAGAGGTGGTCTTTCCTTAGCCCGACGCTCGCTTAGATGGAGCGAGGGGGGACGTAATGTCCCCCCCCACTACAGCTAGGCCATCTATCTCAAAAGCTCATAATGCAAATAAGCATTAGAACGATTGAGATGACCTGAAGGCTAACAACCGCAAAAGCACAGAAGAGTAGGAATTCAATCCTCTGTTCCGTGACGGCGCGATTGTGTAGCCTCTGTTCTGACACATAGCCCATCGGAAATCGATGAGTTAGACCAGTTTTGGCCTAACTCTCGCCTCCGAGGAGCTTCGTGATCAGCAGGTCCGAAGATGCTGAAAACGCGGTTTTAAACCCCGTGTAAACAGCAAGCGCTTCGGCATTCGTGTACCCTGCAACAGGAAGGTCAAAGACGATGTAGTTACTCATCGACACTTTGACATTCTGAGCAGGAATAAACGGATCCGAAGTGATCTTCGAATGGTCAACCCGGAGGACCCTCCGTGTCCTACGCCCGTAGGCGGAAGACGCGGATAGGTCAATCAGTCCATCCGCACTAGTGTAGGTACTCTCGTTCTGCCCCGTACTCGTACGGGGAAGAGGAGTAGTAACCGCACTGATTGTAATGGACTGTGGGTCGGCAAGCGCCATAGGCGTGCTCTCTTTCTATGGACATCATGTCCACATGGTGTTTTTAGCGGTACAACCGCTAACCGGCTCGGTTAAGTCCGAGCGCGGCAGCGATGGAAAGCTGGAATGGTGACAAACCACTCCAAGTCAATCCAAATCCGAAGGGGTTAGCCTGTACTCTCTTCTTGGTCTCTGTAACGAGAACAAGAGGTGGTACAGTCATATCGGGCTTACCGGAAATTCCGGAAGAACCGATATGGCTATAGGTATGTTTCACGATGGTATGTTCCATCATGTACCCATAGCGCATAACCAGACCTTGGGTCGCGAACGCGTTGAGATTATGCAAATAATCCCCTGCATTCGTGAACCAATCGATGGCCCAGCTCCAGGGAGTCAGGTTCCAGAGTGTTTCTGGAGAGAGTGGTGATCCTAGAAGCTTTTCAGCTTCTTGCGCTGCGTTACCAAGTGCAGACCGAGAGTCTAATTCGGTCGGCAAGTGGTACGTAAACGCACCGGAAAACCACTGCTCACGGAAGGTCTCCACCTTCCGTATCACTGTCCCCCTACGACTCGAGTCATCTATAGCATTCGTTGTGCCTGCGGCATAGCCGAGGCCAACGTTTGACAAATAGATGGATTCACTCGATTCGTGAGTAGATGGGAATCTATATGATCTCCTTACCACTTTGCCAGAATCGCGTTCATATTGTGAAATCACATCATGACCGCGACTAACAACCTTACTAAAAGACGTAAGGTCGCTGACGAATGGCAACCAACCAAACGCAACATTGAGGAATTCTCCTCCCGCTAAACGAGCGGCGTTGAGTCTGGATTGGAGGACCCGTGTCAGAGGCACATAAGGCAAACCGTCCTTAAGTGACTCTCCGACAAAGGTCGAGAGATCAGATAGGGAGTTAGTAGGCTCGCATCGAGCAATGGCCGTTGTACCCTTCGCCCGAAGAGCATCATCACTTGATGATGCATCCGCGGGAAAAGGCAACGGTCCATTGTTGACGCCGCCTACAGCGTCCGATACCCTAAAGGGACCATTATACGAAAAGTATATCTGGTTCCCGAAGGGATGCTTGGTTGCAGTATCGTAGTGGAAAGGATTTCCCTCTACGTACTGCCGGGTCGTGTAAAACGGCCCGCCAAGATCCCCAGCCAACCCATTTGAGGGTGGCCAGGGATGACCTTCCGACACAGTAATCTGTGTCCCACGATGGTCATACAGTCCAGAAGCACTGAGCGAAGGCTTGCTCGGAGGATTTACGAAATAAACGTAAGTCTTCCGGGTTTCGCCAGCTCGGCGCTTTCTGGTTGTAGAACCTTGTGGCATCTACAGCTCCTTCTTAATTCATGCAGTTACCTGCATGGGTGGATGTTGCACTGCGTGTGGCTGCGTCATCTCGAC